TAAATGTCTTTTGGTTAGAGGCTTTTGCCATTTCCCTTGGCTCTCTTAATTTTCCCCACTTTTTAGGTTTAGGTTTATATGTTGCTTTCCAGTGCGCTTTCTGTTTTTCATTTGCACAAACAAGGCATATCCCATTGCCTGTGTTTCTCTCAGAGATATGCCCATATTTACACGGCTCGCCTGTGAAATAACGAATTAAGCCGAGGCTCTTTGCCTCTTTGCGTAAAATAATTTGCATCTTAATTCCCTCCAAAATATGCGATTAAGTTCCAGATGTTGTATGTATCTGACAAGGCGTTGGTAAATGATAGGGCGAGCAATAGCAGCAATGCCCCGCCGACGATTTCCTGTTTCATTGTTCTTTCCCCTTACGGCTGAACGTGCCAAACTTGACTGTCTCGCGCCGACGCTTGTGATCGCGCTGGCTTTTGGTTAATGGTGGCTCGCCAAGATTTAGCGCAGACGAGCCGCCGAGTTTATTTTCAAAGGTAAATGGATCAGCCTTTTTAAAGCTGCCCAGCAAATCCGCAGTCTGCGCCTGCGGGTCATCCTCAAACCCCATTAGTTTGCTCCCATTAGATTGCGCACAGTGCTGGCGTACCATTGCCCGCCCAGTGCGGTGGGGATGCCAGCTTCATTGAGCTTGGCGGCGATGGTGCGGAGTGAGGCACCAGCCTCACGCAGCACCGAGACGATAGGCATTGCTTGTTTAGCAACGACATTGGTACGCTCCACGCGCTTGGCGGCAGACGCACGGCCAGCAGCGGATGGATTGGGCGAGCCGAGCTTGACGCCGCGAGCCTTGGCGGCAGCCAGTGCGGCCTTGGTGCGCTCGCTAATCTTGCGGCCTTCCCACTCGGCAAAGACAGCAGCCATCTGCAAGAAGGTGCGGTCGGCTTCCGGCATATCGGCGCAGACGATTGGCACGTTAGCCTCAAGCAGGCCGGTAATGAAATGCACGTTACGCGCTAGGCGGTCGAGCTTGGCGATCAGCAGCGTCGCGCCAGTGCGCTTGGCCTCTACCAGTGCGGCGGCAAGCTGTGGGCGCTGGGCTTTCTTGCCGCTCTCGACCTCGGTGTACTCGCCGATGATGTTGTAACCGGCGACGGCTGCGCGTTGGGCCTCGAGGCCAAGACCTGATTGGCCTTGGCGTTGGGTTGATACACGGTAGTATGCAATGTATGTGGTCATTGGTTCCCCCTAAAGCGCATCAATGTGACGCTGAAAGATGCCATCCAAGTCTTTGCGCACATCAGCATTATTGACATAAGCCTGTTTAAGAACGTCAACAGTAATGCCTAACTCTTCAGCGCACTTTTCCATAATTGTGTTGATGAATACTGTAAACAGTTGCTCGGCTTGAAAGTTGTCCATCTCTATCTCCCTTTTGATTACTAGTGACTAATAACTATTTAACAATTCTATAACTGTGTTACAAGTACTAAATAACATTTTTTATAGAAAAAAGGTAAACCATTGAAATGGCTGGGATAAAAAACCAAATGTTACGGCTCAGAAGCGAAACAGTTGACAAGCTGAGGTTCGTTCTCGACGTGTCATCGCACAGATCAATGTCCAGTTTGGCCGATGAACTGCTAGAGCAGGCTCTGGATCGCCGCATTGCGGCTCTGGGCGACAGTGACATTGCGGCACAAACGCTGCGCAGCTTGGCAAAGCGCGATGGTTAACTCGCGCAATAAGGGGATGGGCGGGGAGCGCGAGATCATCGCAATCCTAACCGATGAGCTTGGCGGCGACGCCAATGGCCTGACGTTTCAGCGCGACATAAACCAATACAGGCAGTCTGATCTGGGCGACATCATTTGCAGCGACCCAGATTTTCCCTTTGTCATTGAGGTGAAACGCAAACGCGCCGGATATGGCATTGATCCGAACTGGTGGGATCAGGTGTGCGCTGCTGCTCTGGCTACAGAGAGTGGCAAGCTGCCCTTGCTAGTGTATCGCTATGATCGCCTGCCTTGGCGCTGGCGTTTCCCAGTCGCTGCGATTGTTGGGATGGATGGCTTCGAGCCAACAGGTGACATAGCCGAGCAGTATGATTGGCGTTATGCGGTCGAGTGCGACACGATGACGGCGATGATGATCGTGCGGGAGCATTTGGCTGATGACTAGGCCGATGTATGAAACCGAGGCCGACAGGCGCAAAGAGCAGGCACTGGCCGACGCCTTTGCGGCTCACGGTTATGATTTTTACAAGCTGCCTATCCAGTATCGCCTCGACTTTGTGGTGTTTAAGGACAACGAGGCTAAGGCATTTATTGAGGTGAAGCATCGCAATGTGCGGCTGCTTCAGTACGACACGGCGATGATTAGCCTGTCGAAGGTGATACAAGCGCGGCTGCTGACACAGCACACCGGCTTGCCAGCGTATCTGCTGAATGTTTATAAGGATAATATCGCCCGGTTCGATTTCGCGGGCGACTACGAAATTGGGAAGGGTGGAAGGTCTGACAGGGGCGACCCACAAGACGCAGACATTTGCGCCTATTTCCCGATCCAAGCCGCACTGGTCGTGCGGTAGTTCTAAAGTTAAATGGAGAAAACGATGGCTTTAGGTTTTACAGAGACTAGCAGTTCAGGCGGTGGGGATTTCCTGCCTATTATGAAATTCAGTGCAAAGGATGGCTCATTTGTGCGCCAAGACCGGCACCAAGGGGCAGACGGCCACTGGGAAAAGAGCGAAACCGAAATGGATTTGCCCTTTAAGGTTGTAATGGATATGGATGCAATCGAGGTTGGCTTCATCGCCTTCACCACGACTGGCCCAGACTTTCGCTTCGTCAAGGTTGGCGAGCCGATGCCGGTCAAGCCTAGTGATGAGCATAAGGAAGGCTTCCGCATCAGGATGATGAACAAAGAGATCGGTCTGCGCGAGATGAGCAGCAGTTCAAAGATCGTGCGCAATCAGATGAATGATTTGCACGATGCGTTCTTGGCTGGCAAGGCCGACAATGCGGGCAAGGTGCCAGTGGTTGAGATCACCGGCTCTGATCGCATCCAGATCGAGACTAAGGCTCAGGGAACGCAGACGTTCCGCTCGCCTAAGTGGTCGATTGTTGGCTGGGTTGATCGCCCCGCTGGACTTGACAAGGCAGAACCTGCCCCAGAACCCGCCGCAGTGGCAGCCCCAGTAGCTGCAACCCCTTCAGTTGTTGAGGGCGCTGACTTGTTCTAAGCGGCGGTAGTGATCGGCGGCGGGTTTCCTCCCTTGCCCCGCCGCCGGTCACGCTTTAAGGGGGCAAGGGATTGGGGTAATGAGATGACAAACATAGCAGCATATATTGAGCAGGTGGCGAGGCACTATTGGGGTGAGCCAAACCCGCGCCTGTCGAAAGGCACAGAATTGCGCTGGGGCAACCACGGCAGCAAGAGCATTGACGTGCGTAAAGGGGTTTGGACAGATTTCGAGACAGGGGAAAGCGGTGGCGTAGTGGCATTAGTAAAGGCAAACGAGCCAGCGAGTATCAACGGCAACATCCCCGACGTATTGGAGCGCAAGTTCGGCATCAGCAGGCAACAGCAAAAGAGCCTGCCTGTCGTGCCTAGCCTCGCACGTTCTTACGATTATTATAATGCTGACGGCGTGTTGGCCTATCAGGTGCTGCGCTTTGACAACCCAAAGACGTTCAGGCAACGGCGCCCAGATGACAGGGGCGGCTGGATCAACAGCATCAAGGACATTGAAGCCCTGCCCTATAATCTGCCGGCCATCATCACTAACCCAACAGCGCCGGTGTTTATTGTTGAGGGCGAGAAATGCGCCGATGCACTGATCGAGCTTGGCCTGATTGCCACGACAAACAGTGGCGGCTCAAAGAACTGGAAGCCGGAGCTTGCGCAGTATTTCGAGGGGCGCAATGTCGTAGTGCTGCCCGATAATGACGAGGCAGGGCAGGCTCACGCCGACACAGTGATAGCGGCGTTGTATGGCACGGTGGGCAAGATCAAGCGCCTCGACTTGCCAAACTTGCCGCCCAAGGGTGACGTGGCTGATTGGCTCGCGTCTGGCGGTGACAAGGCGGCGCTGCTGGCACTCGCCAAGCAAGCGCCGGTCGTAGAGGTGGCGCCAGAGCCAAAGCCTGACGTGTTTGAGACGTACAATCTCGACTACCTCAAAAATATGCCGCCGGTCGAGTGGCTGCTGGATGGCATCCTAACGCGCCACGGCTTTGCTGTACTGTACGGTGCGCCGGGCATTGGTAAATCGTTTATGTCAATTGATTGGGCGCTGTCTATTGCTTATGGGCAGGATTGGCACGGCAGGCAAACAAAGCAAAATGCTGTGCTCTATTTAGCAGCGGAAGGCGTTGGCGGTTTGGGGCGGAGGATCAAATCGTGGCAATCGTATTATGATAAATACGATGACGCGCCATTCTACGTTTTGCCAATGGCCGTCAAGATGCTTGACCAGCAAGAACTCGACAAACTGATACGCACTATCGACAACTTTAACCAAGAGTTTAGCCTGATTGTCATTGACACTGTAGCCCGCACACTAGCGTCAACCGGCTCAGATGAGAATGACGCAACGGCTATGGGGCAGTTCGGCGAGATGTGCGGCGTCATACAGCGACACGCTAACTGCGCCGTTCTGGCCGTGCATCACTCTGGCAAGGACGCTGCGAGGGGCATGAGGGGCAGCAGCAGTCTGTTGGGGCTGTCTGATACTGTCCTAGCCCTGTCAAGCAGTGAGGGGCGTGTGACGCTGAAGATGGAAAAGCAGAAGGATAGCGAGCCAATAGCCGATGAGCAATACGAACTAACGCCTGTCGCGCTGATAGATGACGGCAGCGCAGTCATGCTGCCAGTCGAAGCCGCCGCAAAGAAGCGCGGTGCAAAGCTGACGAGTGGTCAGTTGCTGGCATTGCAGGCGTTGCAAAATGGCCTGATTGATATGAGCGCAACGGCGATGTCAGTAGATCGGTGGCATGAATTGCATAAGAATAAATGCCCGGATCTCACGTCAAGCAAGCGCCGAGATGATCGCGCAGCACTGCAAAACAAGGGTGTGTGTGTGATTGACGGCGGTAAAGTGTGGATTAACAGAGAGTTAGGGGAAAATGTGTGATGGTTATAGTGCAAATCACACACCAATCACATACCAATCACATACCAAATCACATATGTGTGAGATGCGATCCCCCCTATAGGGGATCACAATCACACAGTGGGAATGATCGCACAGGGGAGTATTTAAGATGGTTAAAAAACCAATGAAGCCAAGCAAGCAATACTATGCGCCTAGTCAAATGGCGATGAGGCGTATGCAGGATGCGCTGCATCGCTACGATGACGAGGTGAGCAAGGTAGAGAGAAAATGGGGAGTGGATCGCCTGATCTGGGTTGTTGGTGGTGATCTTCGTGATCGCTTCGAGAAGCAGATGCTTTTGCTTAATGAGGCTATCGACAAGATGCAGGACGTTGAGCATCAGGTTGACGTGACATTGCGCGGGGTGGCTGCGCTTGAGCAGGCGGCAATGGCTGCCGGTGTGCAACCGCTGAGTGGCGAGTGGATCGAGGGCAATATGCCAGATGGCCGTGTGTTGGCTATCGTGCCGAATGATTACGAGGTGAGCCGCGTCAAGCGCGACAACCGCGAGATGGTGGTCTACAGTGTGGATGAGATCGGCAGGTTGTTGGCAGCGTGGGATGAAAGCAAGACAGTTGACGCTGTCAAGGCTGTGTTCCCCGGTGCTACAGTTGAGAAGGTTAAGACACGAACTGAAAAGGAACTGAACGATGAAATCCCTTTCTAGGAAATGGTCAGTGATGCCGTCACGCGCCATCAATGATCGTGAGCTAAAGGAACGCGAGTTGCGGGTGCTAGGCGCGTTGTGCGTCCACACAAATGCGGCTGGTGTGTGTTGGCCTAGTATGGAGACGTTATGCGCCGTGACAGGCTACAAAGAGCGTGTGACGATACACGCGGCGATGAAGGTGTTGAAGCGTAGGAAATACGTCAGGCAGCTACAGCCGAAGGACTATCAAGAAACATCGAGCGGATGGAAGAGTAACCGCTATCAAGTATTATGGGATGG